TTCTTTATACGTGCTTTGGTAACGGTTACTTTGCAACCGATAAATTACCTTTTATATATTGATAATTTCGCCTTTGGCGAAATTATCAAATATAATCGGCATTTTAAAGGTGCAAAGGTGTAATTAATAACATTTTTTCTTTATTTCTTATTTCTTCCCATACACCATCAATATTTGTTATATCTAATCCATATACTATAGCATTTGTAAAAAAATTACTCCATAATTTAATACTTCCCCCATGAAATATTCCTACTTCTAGTACGATTTTAGCCGTTTCTTTTTTTCCTACTAATAATTTTTGATATAGAGGTAAATATGAGTGAATTGTATTTTTATCTGTTCTGGTATTGTCTACTATTTATTCTAAACTCATTTTATATTATTATTTTTTATATTTTTATTTAATTAAAACCGCATAATAAAAATTAGTTATTTATTTGTATTCATAATATTTTATTATATTATAATGAATAAAATATTATTTATGGTGACATCAGTTGTAGATACATTTGAAAATAGTGTATTTGATTCTAATACAAGATATTTACAAACAATTCATTCTATTGAAACCATATATTCTAAGGTACCAGATGCTATCATTGTTGTTATAGAAGCATCTTTGAGAAAAATACATTTTGATAATGTTATTATGTATTATCCGACCGTCGATATAAGTCATCTTAGTAAAACAATAGGAGAAGCAACCCTATTACAAAATTTTTTGAGTTCTACTTTGTATAAAACATTTAAACCAAATATTAATATGTGTGTAAAATTATCGGGTCGTTATTATTTAAATGATAATTTTAATTTTCATACACAATTAATTTACAATAAAATAAATATACGTAAAATAAACGTATTAAAAGACCCAAATGATCCACCAGAGTTTATTAATAATAGAAGCTATAATAATCCAGATGCTTCAGCAACAGTTACACAGTTATTTGGATTTAGTCCATTATTAGACCATATTATATATGAAAGATTATCTCTTGTTATTGATACTTGTTATAAAAATGGATGTGATATTGAACAAAGTATATTTTATGGTTTAGATGATAGTTATTTCAATTATATTGATTATATTGGGGTTTCGGGTATTCAAACAGGAGGTAGATATGTAGAATATTAACACTCTTTTCATAACTTCGTATAGTTCATAATAATTCATATATAGGTAATGGAGTCTATTCAATCAATAAATACATTTTTAAAAACTCTCATTACTTTTTCAGGATCATAATCTCGATAAGCATTCCAATCTTTTGTTGATGCTTCATTTTTATCAAATGTTGTTAGTAAATCATATAGATTATTTTCATTATACCATATACCTTTATCATCTAATAAATGTACATGGGCATCATCACCGCATTTTGTAGCAAATACAGGTTTGTTTCTTATAGAAAATTCTGCTATAGATAATCCAAATGTTTCGCCTCCTGACCTACCCCATAACATAGCATCACAAGTATTAATAAATGAGGTTTTATCTTCTAGGTTAATGATTTGACCATAGTGAATGATATTCGGAAGTGGCGGACAAAATATTTGCGTATTCATAAAAATAAAATAAATATTAGGATACGTTTGTGCTATTTTATAAACAATTTCTTGAACATATGGTATATCAAATTGTCCATAACCACCATGTCTTCCAAATACAGTAGCTGATTCCGGAATATTTAATTCAATCCTCATATTATTTGCGTTATTGGGTAAACATACAATATGAGGCACTACTTTATGATTATAAGCACCACTAACCCAGTTAGATACGGCGGCATATACATTTCCATGAGGTTGATTACAATTAAATACACAATGAACTACAGTCTTTATCACTTTACTTATTTGGCCTTCATATTCACCTGCTTTAATAATGTAAAAAATATCACATTGTTCAAGTAGAAGAATAGGATCAACCTTATCGAAATTATCTACACCGTGTACCGTAAATTGTTCTTTGAATTTGTTTATAACTTCACTGTTATTTTCTATTCTTGTTGTGTTGTACATAATTATAGATTGATTACCTAATATAGTTCTATTATAATAAGCATAATCATAGATAGCAGTTGTTGTTCCACGTTCACATAGACAGTTATCCCAAAACGCAATTTTCACCATTTTTATTATAATCGTGAAAATTTTATATTAATTCTTGTAAATTAATAATTATATATTCTCTTAAGTATTCTTTATTAAAATATTTATTTACAATATCATATTGTATTTTTAAACAATCATTATATAATTCATCATTTTCTTGTAAAAGTTTTAATTTTTTAAAATAATCATTAGCATCTATAAATAAACAATATTCTGATATTTCATCTTCAAACGTCCACTTCAAATTATTTTTTTGTTGTAATAATAATGCTCCTGAAATCATTATTTCAAATGTTCGTGTATTTGGATTTCCAGCCCCCTGCAAATCAACCCCATATTTTGAATTTTTAAGTGTTGTCATAAAAGTATTATTATCCATGTGTCCTGGATTGAATAATGTACTACTTATTTTATTATATATATCTATTCTATTTACATATACACCAAATGGGATGCATTCATGTATATATAATCCACCAGTAAAAAAAACCCGATTGGGTTTTGTTTTAAAATATTCTGTTTTTGATACTATATCTCTATCTATTTTTTCAATAATATTCTTTGTACCAAATGTGATATATGGAAATGGAATAACATTACTATAATATATTTTGGTTTTATTGTAGTTTCTTTTGAAAAAAATAACATTATTGGTTGGATTTGGTATATAATTCACTGGGTCACAGTCATAATCTTCATTATCAAAAAAGCATACTTTTTTAAAATTATTTTCGTCTATTATTTTTTTTATAATATTATAATAGTTTTTCCTAATATTTTCAACTGCTGGTTCATTATTTGCTAGATGACGGAGCGGCATTATTATAAATAAAAAATCATAATTTTTATCTGTAATATTTATGGTTTGTAAAATTGGCATAAATTTATAATGATTATAACTTTCAGACCTATATGATTTTTCTTCACATACATAATAATCTGCTTCAGGGAACAAAATTTTTAAACCTATGTCTTCATTTATATTGTCCAAAATAGCTATTCTCATAATATATAATGAAATAAATAATTATTTATTTCATTATGTTATAAAATAATAATACTATATTTTACACCTTTTAACCTTTCAAACGCATATTTATTGGTTATAAAGTAACAGTTACCTAATTACATTCAAATACTCCTCACGCAAGTGTCGGCATTTAACTATGTAGTGAATGTAAAAAGGTGTAAATATTAATTCGATCATATAAATATTTACCAATATAAACTCAATATCTCATAAAATGCAAACCAATGTTTTCCTCTTATTAATTCAAACATATCTTTATTATCGAAATACAATTGGTATACTATATTCTGGTCATCATCAACTACATTTATATTCTCTAATTCAATTATTTTTGATTTCCATAGATTTTCAAAATTTTCTATTAATTCATTCGGTATTATTAATGATGAACCTATGAAAAAAATTCTATGTTCTTTTAACATATCATTTGGGGTTATTTTTGTTTCGGGTATATCAAATTCATTATGATATATAATTTTTCGAGGTAATGAATTAATATTCGATATTTTTGTTGGTAAGTGATCTATTGATTTTCCAAAACCAAAATCAATCCATGAATAAAATGAATAATTTGGAAATAAAAATTTTGCCTCTCTTATAAAATTAATTTTACTATGATTAATCAAATTATATTCAGCATAGTTGTGTTCTGGTGCTCCTTTTCTATCGATTGGAATTTTTGATTTGTAATCTAAACTATTTATTATTTTTGTCTGAGAATGTAAAAATTGTTTATAAAATGTATCGACATTATTCATATCAAAAAACAAAACATTATCTAAAAATATATATTTTTCTAATAATTGTTTTTTTATGTTATCTTCAATAAATACTACCAAATTATGTTGAATAGTTTGTGTAATTAAAAAAAATTTATAAAAATATTCATTATTTGTTCTTTGTATAGATGACCACTGTTCTCTACCAATATCTTTAAATGCGGTGACAAATAAAATATCATTATCCATTAATTTATATATTATGTGAGCTAAAATTATTTATATATATTGTAACTATATATAATATATGAAATTATTCGTTAATGGTTTCTGGGATGGATTTATTGATAGAACAAACCCAGTTCATATCGGATTTTTTATAGAATTATTTGAGAACGTATTTGGGTGTAATATTGAAATATGTTCTCAAATTGATGATTGTGAAATATTATTAGAATCTATTTTTGGTTCTTCTATTATTGTTCATAAAGAGTGGAAATATTCATTTTTATTTTCGGGTGAATCAATACTTGTCCCGTGGCATAATCAATATACGTGTGTGTTATGGGGTGAAAGAAATCATGATAATATAATTAATCTACCATTATTTATTCCTTATTTACATTGTAATTCAATCAGTTCATTTGGAATAGGTTCTCATATTCCATCAAAAAATGTATGTGCTGTTCTCTCTAATGATGGCGGTAAAGAACGAAATGAATTCATGGATAAATTAGAAAAACTTATTCCGATTGATTATTGTGGAATGTATAAAAATAATTCTGTAATTATAAATGAAACCTATAATACAGAAGGATTTCGACAGGCTGTATCACAATATAAATTTATTATTACTATGGAAAACTCAAGAGAGGATACGTATATAACTGAAAAAATAACTCACGGATTTGTTTCTGGTATTGTCCCTATATACTGGGGTTCATTAAGAGTAGCAGATTATTTTAATTCTGACCGTTTTATAAATGTTGAAAATGTGGATGATGAAACTGTTTTTCAGGTGTCACAAAAAATACAATATTTATGTAAACATCCAGATGAATATTTAAAAATGATCGCTAAGCCTGTTTATTCAAATGAAAGAACAATTACTATGGTTGCTCGGGATATTAGAACTTTGATTTTTCAGTCAAAAATATTACCGTTAGTCTCACAAATATATATTGTATCTAATCCTGATTTTGAACCTGTACGATGTTCTCGTTTATCAGATTTATTTTTTAATAAAATCGGTTTATCAACGGATATGGTATCTTTCATAAGCCCTACATATAAACATACAATAACTGATGAAATCATGAAACAAAATGTTACAAATAATATTATTCAAAGATTAAGATATTGTCCTATGAAAAAATCGGAAGTATCATTGTATTTGAATTACAAGGCTGTGTTGAAATCGATTGAAAGAAATTATAAAGATGGTGTGTTTTTGATATTTGAAAGCGATGTGATAATGATTGATGAAAAATTAGATTTATTTTCTTCTTTTTTAAAATATATTTATAACAAAAAGGGAGAATGGGATGTTATTCATTTGGGATATAGTAATACAGAAGAAACATTTGGAATACCGGTTATTAATGGTAAAACTCCATACAGAGATTATTTACCTCCGAATTTATATATGTCAAATTTTATAGAAGATATTACAAATGATAAAGATGCTGTTCGACTTATTCGTAAATATCATACCCGTTGTACTGATTCATTTTTATGGAATTATAATGGTATTATCAAATTTTTAAAATATATGGATACTGAACCGTGTAATACACCGTTTGATTATTATATGATAAATAAATTTGAGATAGATAATAATTTTAAACATTATTGGACTTCAGAAACATTTTTTATTCAGGGGTCTAATCATGGTTTTGAACCATCTACAATTCAAAACGATTTGTCATAAATTAATATACAAATATATTATTTTATACATAGATATATATGTCTTATAAGGTTTTATTGGTAGGTTCTCTTCATCATAAAAATGAAAATGCTATTTTAAAATATAAAAATATTACATTGACTCGTTCGCCAGATTTAAATTTGGATTTAAATAATTTTGATGTTGTATACTGTCCTGGAACAGTAGTTGATGTTATCCGTTATCCAAATGTCAAATTTATTTTTGGTCCTCATTTTTCAGTTTTTCCAGAACAACATAGTATGGATAGAATTAGAGGTCCTAATAGTATTTATGTTCAACCAAGCCAATGGGTAGTAGATCTTTGGAAAAATTCTAATAATTGTAATGATATTGTTATTAAGCCATTACCATTTGGAGTTGATACAGATTTATTTTCGGCGGTTGATGGTGTTAAAGAAAATGTATTTATTTATTTTAAGAGAAGACGTACAGAAGAATTAGAATTTATAAAAAATATTTTTGATACTTCAGGCATTTCTTATAGGATATTTGTATATGGTAGTTATTCTGAAACGGATTATTTATCTTTTATAAGAACTTGTAAATATGGTATTTGGTTGGATGCGCATGAAAGTCAGGGATTTGCGCTTCAAGAAGCTCTTTCTATAAATGTTCCGCTTTTTATTTGGAATGTTCGATTATTGAGTCAAGAATATCATTCTTATTATCCGGATGTTTTTGCTACTACTATCCCTTATTGGGATCCTATATGTGGAGAGGTTATTTATGATACTAGTGAATTTCATGAAAAATTTCTAGATTTTTTATCCAAGTTATCATCATATAGGCCACGTGATTTTGTCTTGAAGGAATTATCTATTGATGTTTGTGAAAAACGATTCATAGAATTAATTTAACTTTTATTAATATTTCAATATTCTTTATTAAATATAATTAAATATAGTTATAATTATAGATATAATATATATTATATCTATAATATGTTGATTCCACTTGATTACATTGTTCAAAAATATGGTGTTCGTTTTACGGGTATTCTTCATGTAGGTGCACATGAGTGTGAAGAATTATTAGCTTATGATAAATATTTAGATAGAAATAATATGTTATGGATTGAAGCTCTCCAAGATAAAGTTGATTTTTGTAAAAAAAACTATAAGAATATTAAAATAGAACAAGCTGTTATAAGTGATTGTGTAGAGACGGTTACATTTCATCGTTCAAGTAATCACCTATTGAATAATGCAGAATCTTCTTCTATTTTAGAATTTGGCACTCATGCGATTCATCATCCGTATGTCAAATTTATTGATGAATTTACTGTTGATACTAAGCCTTTATCAGAAATCTTGATAAATTATAATATCCCATTTAATTTTGTTAATCTTGATATTCAAGGTGTTGAATTAAAAGCTTTACGTGGTATGGAGTCTTATTTGTCTAATATTCAATATATTTATACTGAAGTTAATTCAGATTATGTTTATAAGAATTGTGGATTAGTTTCAGAGATTGATGAGTATTTGGAAAAATATGGATTTCGTCGTGTAGAAACCGCTTGGTGTGGTAATACTGGATGGGGCGACGCTTTTTATATTAAAACTTAAGTAGCATTATTCGATAGTATAAATGTATCATCAAATGAACTCCTTAGTTCATTTGATAGTCTGTCTCAAATATATTTATAAATGTGAATAATTTACACCATTTATTTTATAAAAATTTTTGTTATATGCTGTTTTGAGACATATTAATGTAAAGGATTCTCTTTAAGTTCATATTTATAAAAATAATTATGACGATTTTATAATGGAAGAAGTTGATTTAATTATAGAAGCTGATTCCGAGGAGGATAAAGAAAATGTAAGGATGGCAATAATCGAACAAGGTTCTCCTGAAGGAAATCAAGGAGAAAATGACGAAGAGGAGGAAGATGAAGATTCAGAAGACGAAGAGGAGGAAGACGAAGAAGATTTAGATACTTCTTGGATTGAAAACGAAGAGTTTCGAAATAATTATGAGAGAGAACCATTGAAAGACTTGGTAGTTTTTTTTGTGTATATAGACAAATATTTATCTATTGAAAAGATCATAAAAGAAAATATAGAAATCAATGAGGGAGCAATATCAAAAGAGAAATTGTTACATTTAATTCAAACAAAACGACATCGACCAGATGGGAGTGTTGGTAAAAAATACAAGTTGGTTGACTTGATGGAGTTTAATGTTCCTTTGGAACCAGATGAATTAGAAGGTTTTGTCAAAGAGGATTCTTGTGCTCGGTTTTTGAAAACACTTCCTATTTTTCAAGATGTTCTCATAGACCCATCCATTTTTATTTTTCACGATTTGAATTCATTGTTTTTCTTTTTTAAAGAAGTCGAGAACCCAGTTAAATCTATATTAAAAACCGGTGAGCATGGTGTATCAAGTAGAGTCACAAAGAAGGTTCGATTGGATACAGGTGAGTATCTCGAGAAAAAACGGAAATCTATGAAACGTATGATGCGTTCTATTAGGAAGACTCGTAAAGTGTAAAGAAAACACATATAAATGGTTAATTATATGTGTTTATAGATGGAACTCATAAATGAAATGGCTTTTAACAGAGAATGGAAAGATATCGACGGATTGATTTTTTGTTTGCGCACATATAAAAGAAAAATAAGGGATGGCCACATGAACGAACGTTTGAGAACCTTGTTTTTAATGATTCCTTATTGCCGTGATATTTATCGAGGAAAGGGAGAACGCGATTTGTCATATAGGATTATTTATGCATGGTATCAGGTGTTTCCTATATTGGCCATTCATGCGCTTCATTTGTGGTTCGATAAAGGGAATTGTGGCGCGATGATTGGCTCTTGGTGCGATGTTAAATATTTCTGTTTATTCATGGAGAAGATATCGCCATATGGCCTATATGACCCTATGGTTGATATTGTTATTCGAATAGCGAATCGGCAACTTCGTAGAGATTTGGTTTATTTAGAATCGAATGTTGCAAAATGGATTGTTCGAGAATGTAACCATCCTGAATTGTTCTCTTTATTTGTTCAGGATTGGTTTCGAAAAAATGGCCCGGTTGAAAATAAAAAGAAAGCGTATCGGCAAATGATTTCTGGATTGTCTAGTAGGCTACCTAAGTATGGATTTAAAGCCAGGTTCTCTGGGATTGTCAAGAAGAGGTCTATGAATGAAAACTTTATGGCTCTAAAATTTTTGGAAATGCCGTCCTTATCAGTTGGAGAATATGTCAGGGCTGTTGTAGAAGGTGGTGATTCGGTGGATGAAATGGGGTGTTGGTTAGACCATGAATGGCGGCGATTAATGAGAACTTTTCCTACGGGTTGTCATGTAGGTATTGCTGTTGTTGACCTTGATTTAGGTATTGGATTGGAGGCCCTATATAATTCTTTAGGATTCGCTTGTATAATCGCCATGAAAATGAAAACTAGTCGTATTTTATTGGCGGGGTCGGTTCCTATTTGTATAGATGTTTCTGAATGCGATGGGTTTTGTTCTATGATTCAATTATTATGGAGTCATTGTGAGAACCGAGGGAAATCTTCTATGTCAGATATGGGGTTTCTTATAAAGGAGTCTACTCGATTGTTCTCTCAAGGTGTATTAAAGATATTTATTTTTTCTGATAAGTGTAATTCAATTGTGGATTCATTTGGAGATTCTTACGGAGATATTATTTTTTGGGATATGGGTTCTCGAGATTCATCTTTTGAGAACATTCAAAAAGGTATTACCTACATGTCTGGTTATACTTCTGGATTAATTCGACCCTTTATTGAATATTTTGATTCAACGGAAGTGAATGACGAGAATGGGAATTTTTTGGATACATTATTGAAACGTCAGTATACTTCTTGGAATGGACTTTTTGATGTATTTATTAATCAAATTAATGTATGAGTTCTTGTAAAAAATCTAGATATTCTTTTTTAGGAACTGATTTGAAAATATCGCGGATTTTTGATTGGAGTGCAGTGATTTGACTTCTTTCGCTAGGTTCGACAATTAATTCTTTTGTTATTAATTCTATGTAGGTTCTCATGAAGGGTATATTCAAAGGGATATTGAATGTTGTCAAGAAGGAATATATTAATTGGTTTGCAGAATATGTATCCCATGATAGGAATGTTTGTTTTAATTCTAAGGGGGTTTTGTTTTTGATTGTTTCTATTGAGGACGACTGTTTTGTTGGGTTATTAAAAGATGTTGCGATTTCTTCTATGGATTTTTGGGGGTTTTCATATATGTGTGAAAGCAAGAAGACTTCGATTGGCCAACTGGGGTTGTTGTCATATATTGGAAAAAGTTCTGGACTTTCTTCTTTATTTTCGATTGTTGTTTTTGTGAAAGCAAGTCTGAAATCGGTTAAAACGGGGGTTGCATTAATTTCGTCATAAAGGACTGTTTGTGGTGTTATATGGAAATGGACTATGGGTGGGGTTGTTGTCTGGAGGAGGTGTATTCCATCTAGGAGTTGGAGATGAGCATTTACTAATAATTGTATGAATTTGTTGGATTGTTTTGGTATTTTTATTTGGTCTTGAAGGTATTCTTCTAATGTTTTATTTCCGGCTGATTTATATTTGGCTTCTATGAGTTGGTCTTGATTCGTTGTTTGTGTATCTATGTTCTCGCATTCTGTGATGGTTCCGATTTCTAGAGGGTGAGTTTCTATAAGGGGTTGGAAATATAGAAAAGCTTGTGGTATTTGGGTTTTTATTAAATTAGAAATTGCTTGTTCGTTTTCTAGTAGTGGGGTTTTTAATTGGACTTTTTCTACATAAGGGTCGGCTGGGGATGTTTGTTTTTTTTGACAGGGGGGTGGTTGATTGAGTATTTTGCTCCTTATTGATTTTTCTTTTTCTTCGAGTTGTTGATATTCTTCTTGTGTAATTTCTATTGATGGTTTTCCGATTGATTGTTCTTGTATTGATGGTTCTTGTAATGATGATTCTTGTATTGACGGGTCTTGTATTGATGGTTCTTGTATTGATGGTTCTTGTAATGATGATTCTTGTATTGACGGGTCTTGTATTGACGGGTCTTGTATTGACGGGTCTTGTTGCTCTTTTATTGGTAAATATTCTTGTTCTTGGTCATAAAGAGAATTTGATTCAGATATGGATGGTGTTATTGATTGTTCGGTTGAGGTGATTGATGGTGTCATTGAGTTGTCTGATGGACTATTCGATGATATTTCAGGTTCTCCTATAGATGTATTATTTTCAGTTGATAATGGAGAACTTGTATTTTGTATAGAACTAGAATTTGGCATTGAATTTATTAATTCAGTTGAAACATATTCTGATGGGGTTGAAGGAAGAGAAATAGATTGTGGTCCTGAAGGAGATAATGATGAGGGTCTTGTTATTGAATTGTCAGAAGATATAGAAAGGGGAGTGGATGGGTATTGAGAAGAAAGAGAAGGAGAAGGAGAAGGAGAAGGGGATTCAGAAGATATGGAAAGGGGAGTGGATGGGGATTCAGAAGAAGAAGATTGGGAAAGTGAATATTGATTGGAATTCATATACATTTTAAAAATATATTTTTTTAATTTTTATTCGCTTTATATTGTTAGTCATAAATGATTAATAATATATTATATAAACCTATAATCATATATTTATAGAATGACTTCTATTACTAATTACCAACTAGGCGAAAATGGACATATTGAACTTGGATGGTCTCTTGATAATATTAAAGAAGGGATTGTTCAATTCCAGTTCCAATGTGTTCGTTGTATTTCTTCTGAACAATTAATGGTATTAGAAAATGTATTGGATTCTTTATTGACTTCTATAAAGAAAAATATAGATGAGATTCGAGCAAGAGGAGATTCAGTAGATGTCATGAAGGATTATCTGGTTAGATTGTATCAGCTCATTGGTGTTACACGTGATATTGAGGGGGGTAAGGGCGAGCGTGATTTGTCCTATATGATGTTGTATGTTTGGTATAGATTTTATCCTTCTTTGGCGTTTTTTGCGTTGGATAGTTTTGTATTTGGGTCTTCTGGTGTCATTCCATTTGGTTCTTGGAAAGATATCAAGCGGCTTTGTTGTTATGTTTTGGAGAAGACCAATTATATGAGTCATCCTTTGATTGACTATGCTGTGGGTCTCATATGTAAGCAGTTGAAGATTGATGCTGATATGATGGATGATAATGGGTTGTCTTTGGTCGCTAGATGGGTTCCTCGTGAATCATCCAAGAAGAATTGTTGGATTTTTCGATTAGCGGCTGTAAAATACATCCCTTATTATATTTTAACAGCAAAGACTCCTGAATCGATAGAGAGGGCTGTCAAGAAGACGTATATGACATTTTCCAGATTGATTGTTGGATTAAATAAACGTCTTGATACCGTACAGATTAAAATGTGCGGTCGACGTTGGGCTGAGATTGACCCTCATCGTGTTCCCTCCGTAGCATTATTGAAGAATCGTTCTGCTTTTTATGGTAAGGGTTCGAAAGATCCCGACCGGATTGCTTGTGCTGAGAATTTCACGAAGTATGTTCAACAACAGATTGCGGCTGGAAAGACTATTAAGGGTAGAAAGGTAGGAATTGTGGATTATGTCAAAGATGCTTTGAAATGCGTTATGGCCAGGGATGTTGTGGGTTCTCAGGCGGATATGTTAAATGCTCAATGGCGCGATTTCTTATCGAATGTAGGGAATGTAGGTAATATGGTTGCAATGGTTGACCAATCTGCTTCTATGACTTGGGAAGGAGGGGACCCATATTATGCCGCTTTAGGATTAGGAATGGTAGTTTCTTCGAAGTCTGTTCTGGGTCCTAGATTCATTACTTTTTCTAATGACCCTGCTTGGGTTTCTTTGGAGGGATACAATACGTTTATCGAATCTATTGATTTTATTCAGAGGCAAGATACCTTGAGCGGAGGTGGGACGAATTTTTTCAAGGCATTGGATTTGTTGCTTACTACTTGTATTGAAAAAAAGATTGCGGATGAAGTCGTTTCTGGAATGACTTTGGTGATTTTTTCGGATATGCAGATTGATTGTGGAACGAATAGATGTAGTGATATGGTGGAGGAGGAAGATACGAGATGGGCGTCTGATGAGTTTTTGAATGAGAAGGCACGAGAAGATGCATTTTCTAAAGAAATGGGGACTATGCATGATAAGATTTTGAAGAAATATAATGCTGCTGGTTATTCAGCTGTGCCTCATTTGATTTTCTGGAACTTGCGTAGAACAGAGGGATTTCCCGTATCATCGTCAATTCCTGGAGCCACAATGTTTTCTGGGTTTAGTCCTTTGTTGATGAACTCTTTTTGTCAAGAAGGTCGCGATGCCTTGGTCGGAACCACCGCATGGGATTCTTTATGTCTTCTATTGGATGGGGCTAGATATGCTTCTATGGGAGCTCGTGTTGAAGAGTTTTTGTAGAGGAGTTTTTGTAGAGGAGTTTTTTGTAGAGGATGTCGTAGTTGTCGATGAAATCAGAGAAGAATGGGGTCCAGGAGAAGGCCTTGTTTAATTGGGTTGCCTACATGAGGGGGTTTTTGAATGATTTTTGGTGGATTTATCTAAGGGGGTATAAAATGGTATTTCAGGGTAGCTGTTAAAACAATATAAAGATTTCTTTTTATTGTTTATAAATGTCATATAAATCATTGTTAGAGTGTATGAATACAAATGGTTGTAAATTAATTACAACCGAAGACGAGTATCAAGAAATAAAGAAAGGGAAAAAAGTATTCAAGGTGGATTATACCGCAAGTTGTGGACATCCTCATAAAGTTTTTACTAATGTTTTTAAATCTAGAGGGACTGGTATAAAATGTCCTGCTTGTGTCACAAAGAATAATTTTGAAAAGAAAAGGGGTGAACCTAGAAAAGAAAACGGTCAAGCGATTCTTACAAAAATGGAAGATGATACAATTATTTATCTTCAAGAAATTATAAATAATAAATTTAGAGTTTGTAAAACATGGGAAGGTTGTTTATATGACCTTGCTATACAACCAATTGAATGTAATGAAGATAAATGGTTACCGATTCAAGTAAAAACTACTTCAAAACCACTTTTAGATTATGGATTTCAATGTAGTAATCGATATGGTGATGGGTTGATATTTTGTTGTTGTTTTAGTAATAAAAAAATGTGGTTAATTCCTGGGAATGATATTAAAACAAAATGTAAAATATCTATTGGATTAAAAAAATCGAAATATGATTTGAATGCTGTCACAAAGGAAAATATTAATGATATTTTATTGAGATTTTATTCTTCTAATATTTTATTTTCATTTGAACAATTAGATATTCCTGTTTCTCTTCAACAACAGACTGAACGTGAATATAGAAAATTTATGGAATCAAGATGTTCTTTTTTACCATTCGAATATCCTGAAAGAAATTGTCTAGTATTTGATTTTATTATTAACAGGTATAAAGTTCAAGAAAAAGTAGGGTCTATTAGAAAAAATAGAGACAAATCAATTATTTTTTCGATACATAAAAGTAATGGAACTGTTGATAAAGTTAGACAATTTCAAACTTATAATATTGGAGATAATGATTTTTATTGGTTACAATTTCCTGATAAAAAATATTTTTATATTTTGCCTGAATCACTTTTAATAGATGATGGATTTATTAATGATGGACAAAAAGAAACATATAAAAAAAATTTTATAGTTTCATTTAAGGATATGAAAATTATAAAATATAAAGATTATTTATTTGATTATGACGCGTTGGATATTTCTAAGATAAACGGAATGTTTGGATTATAAAATGGGGGGGTTACATGTAAAATAATGTATATAAATTGATATACATTATTTCGCTTCGACTAGGAATCGAACCTAGGTTGGTCGGTTAACAGCCGACTTTTTTACCATTAAAATATCGAAGCACTATCAACATTTCTGTCGATAAGGTCTTACCGGGATTTGAACCCAGGTCGCCAGATTCAAAGTCTGGAGTGCTAACCACTACACTATAAGACCATTTTGAGATGTGAGATGTGAGATTGCTAGTATCTTTTTTGTTTTCTTTTTTATGTAATTGCTGTGAGATACTAATTGAACATGGACGAAATGGGACTTGAACCCATGACCTTTGGCTCATAAGACCAATGCTCTAACCAACTGAGCTATACGTCCTACTACTGGGTTCACATATTATCATACATATATCTTTTTATATTGTTATTTATTAATTGATTTATTCATTTGTTTATTCATTTGTTTTATTCATTTGTTTTATTTATTTGTTATCTTTTCAAATAAAAAAGAAAATATAATATCATTTATTTCTTGAGGAAACTTATTTGAAAGCCGGTCGATAGCGAACTCATATTTTATGTTGCGTTTAATATATTGTATATTTTCGATTTGTAAAAGAATATCTATCATATGAATTACGGGTGACCAGTTTTTTATTATAAAGTTACAATGGATACATTCTTGTGGTGGATTATAAGCATGAAATTTTTTCGTTATTTTTGGTATATCAGAGCAAAGGGTCTTGTAGGGTTTATTACTTACATAGATTAATGGGGCCCTGAAAGGATATTCATCTAGGATAAATTGTATGGTTCTTGGAAGAATTTCTTTGATGGGGTCATGAAGAATTATATTGATGATATTTGTTCTCCGGTGTATTGAGGGGTTTTCGGATTCAATATTGATTTGGATTCTTGTGTAGTATTTTTCTAGTTCTCCTATTTCATTTATTAAAACTCTTTTTTTAATACCATTGTGCATATTTTTTGTTTTGATTTATTTATTTGGAGGGGCGTTTATTGTAATTAATACCTTATTCGTTTTATATCTGTATCTTTGATGTATTTGTTATATATAGAGTATATGAATCTTAGTTGGGGTTTGACTATGGTATTAATGACTATTATGTCGGGGTCTATAATACAGTGTGTTGAGGGTGTCAAGAAGACTATTGTTCGTCGTCTGGTTTCGCCTATCGGCGAGAACCAGCAACTCTATTGTGATTATTTGGCGGATATGAAAGTAGGAGTTGTTGCTGGATTAGGTCCGGCTGGTTGTGGAAAAACGTTGTTCGCTTGTCAGGCGGCGGTTTCTGCTTTGGTTGCAAAAGACGTAGATAAAATAATCATGACACGTCCTATGGTTTCTGTTGATGAAGAATTAGGATTTTTGCCTGGTTCATTAGAACAAAAAATGGATCCTTGGGTTCGACCGATTTTTGATATATTAGGAGATTTGTATTCGAAAACCGAGATTAAACAAATGATGAACGAACGTGTGATTGAAATCGCTCCTTTGGCCTACATGAGGGGACGGACTTTTAAACGAGCATTTATTGTTGCTGATGAAATGCAGAATTCTTCGCCGAATCAGATGCTTATGCTCTTGACACGTATTGGGGAAGGGTCAAAAATGGTTATTACTGGGGATTTACAGCAGAGTGATTTGGTGGGTAAAAATGGATTGGCAGATTTTCATGGGCGTTTGAAACGGTCTGCTTCAGGCGAATTAGGAGGTGGTCTTGAAGGAATAAAATCGGTTGAATTCGAATCGGGGGATGTGAAGCGGAGTTCGGTTGTGTCTTCTATATTGGGACTTTATGCTGACTCATCTAATAAAGTTAAAGATGATAATAAAGATTCTGCTCTTATGCCGAAACGTGATATGGGTTTGTTGTAGAGGATTTATAAGTAGATGTCATGAATGATTATTTATATTATTTATTTACACCTTTTTATATTTACTACGAAGTCGCTTTGCAGTAAATGCCGTTACTAAAGGGTCGGCATATTTGAATGCGCAAAGGTGTAAGATGGAGAACAGATTGGAAGGTCTAGAATGTGTCATGAAGGATTAATATTACAATTAAAGAAGGGGTACCCGTAGGGGAAGCAGAAGTCTTGGTATAGCGTAGCGGTCCCTACAAAATTGATTATCCTTTTTTGAAGTTAAGGAGGAGCACTTTTTCCTTGTAACAAGCAATCAAACCATCAACAACAATATGTCATCTGCTACTAGAAACGTCGCCTTTTATTCGAGAGGTCAGGTCCAGAAGACTCCGTATTGTGACGTCTGTTTTAAGAAGGGTATGCCTCCCTCTCAATATCAGTCTCACTACCCGAAGTCGGCTCCTGGGCCTAACGGGGTTGTCACTTGCCCGACCATTTTGGCGGCCAAGTGTAACTACTGTGGTAAGTCGGGTCACTGGGCCAATGATAAATATTGCTCTGCTCTTCGTCGTGATAACCAGGTTCGAGGGACTCGGGACAGGGACAGGGACAGGGATAATTGTGACAATCGGGATAAAAGACCAAATGAACCGAAGAAGAATGATATGAACGTCAAAAACAGATTCGCTCTTTTGGATACGAGTTCGGATGATGAGACTGAGATGACTACCGTTAACAAAGCGGTTCATAAGATTGTTGGTCCCACTTTTGTTACGCCAGTGTCAATCGATACTTCTAAGCCTACTTGGGCTTCTATGGCGAAGAAGCCTGCCGCTATTCGTCCTGTAGAGAAGAAGAATGAATCAGAGGGATTGACTGTATTGACTCTAGGAAACGTCGTTGCTACGTCGGCTTCTACTACGAAGTCGCTTCAATCTGAGGAAGCCAGACAAGAGGCCTTGCGGATCATCGCCCAGCGAAAGGCGTCGGGGGATTACTGTTCTTGGGCTATGGATACGGATTCGGATACGGATGATGAGGGGTGGTAAATATTTGATTGATTGATATTTATATATAAGATGATGTTAGTTAGGTAGCTAGGTAGTTAGGTAGCTAGGTAGTTAGGTAGCTGTAGCTAGGGGTAGGTAAATATGATTTTTTATTTAATTATGTATAATTTATACTAGAAGAATAAAAGGATAAAAAATTAAATAAAAGGGTAAAAAATTAAATAAAAGTAATTATTTAATTTTGTATAATGAAGATTGATTTGAAGAATATTAAATATTATTTTTTGACTTGTAATAATGAAATTAGAAGAGAACATTTTACTAAAGAATTCGAAGATTTGGATATTACAGAGGTAAATCCTGTTATGAATATTGGTAGAAATCCTTCTGGAGTTAGTGGATTTTCGAGGATCTTGGATATTGCTGTTCGTGATCAATTTCATGAATCGAATAGATCACCTCATTCTGAAGTGTGCCCCAATACAAATATTAATCGGTTTACACCTTTCGGTATTTTTGAAGATGATGTAAAAAAATATAGAGAATTTCCTGTAGATGGTATTGATATTCCTTATGATGCCGATTTTTTATTTACCGGACTATCTTCTTATGGAATGAGTGAATTTTCTCATTGTTATGATGTTTTTTATAAGGGGGTTGATGATAACATTATTAGAGTATATAATATGCTTTCTGTTCATGGTATTATTATTTGTTCTATTAGAGGATTATTAGGGTTTCAAAAATGTTTAATTGAATCATATCATACAGGGAATACATTGGATATTTATGTCGCTCAGATTCAACCCTATTATAATTTTTATGCTTTTCGCGTTCCATTAGTTTACCAATATGGGTTAATAGGTGGTCAAGAAGAAGCTACTCACGTAGAATTTAAGGGGGAACGGAACGATATTCCAGAGTATTGGATTAATAAAACAAATTCGTCTATTATTACATGCCATCCCGATTGTAATGCGTCTTATCTTCGGTAGCAGGTTATTTGATTCGTCATAAAGAATTATTATCCTTTATGATTCTTATTTGAAAAGTTTTTTTGTCACTATATTACCGCTTATGTCAGAGATAATATCTGTTGGTTCTAATAGATGTGCTAGTCGATTTGACCATTCTGATTTCATTAATTCTTTGAAATCTATATATTCCATATCAGAATCTGGTTCATATTGTTTTTTTTCGTTATTGGAATCCAAGTAATCAAAAAAATCATAATGTTTGTTATTTGTGTCTTCATACATATAGCATTGGATTGTCACACAGGTTGTATTGGGATTGATATTTGATAACTGATGTGTTTGATTAAGTGTTGGGCTTATCCATGTTATATCACCTTTTTTTAAATTCACAATTTCAAAAGGGTCGACGAGGGTCTCTATTGAGGGTGGTTTTACGTGACATAAAAAAGGAAATAATTTGACATTTATTTCTCCATGGAGAACCCTGATTACAGCACTAGCGTTTGCGTGGCTATGAATTGGGGAAAAATGTCCAGGGGGCCATATTTCCATTACATAAGGTATTCCTGGTGACTCGCCGTTATTTTGTCCTAAAGTGATACGTAGATATGTCTCTTTTGGGTTGGGGTTTTTGGGGTCGAATTCTGTGCTCTTTTTTTTGAGTGTTTCATGACACCATAGTCCTGGGGTTTTGATGCTGTATTCGATGGCATTGGAGAAATCGGCGAATTCATTGTCATCTAGTTGAAATTTTTTTCCGGAAATACAGTCATATAATTTTTGAGATGTGAGAGAGAGATTGGATTTTGGCATGTATTTTTGAGTTGATATGTCAGCCATTGTTAATTCGTCTGTGTTTTTTATCTTAAGGGGTATTTTTTGAGTGATGGGGTCTTTTATTTGTTTGAATATATATGAATTATCTGATTTTATTTTTATGAGAGATTCTAAGAATGTCTTTTCATTGTGAGAGAACTTGTATTGAAATATGGATGTTTCTAATCTGGGTTCTCCCACGCCTATATAGATTTGTTGATTTTGAGAGTCTATACTCACCCAATAATATGCGCCTTTTTGATTTACTAATCCGGATTTATTATTTGGTTCTTTTTGTTCTGTATTATTTTTTGTTAGAGATATGAATTTTGATGTTAGAATTATACACAGATTGTTTTTCTTAGTGCTGTCATAAAGATATAATTTGATTTGTTTGTCATCTTGAATTATTGGATTCTTTATTTTTGTAAATGAGAACATTGGAGTTATTTCTTTTGTTTTTTTGAATAAAAATACGCCTTGTCCTGGGATGATAAATTTCATTTTGGTTTTATATAAATTATAATATTATTTTGTTTATCAAGAAGGATTGGTTGATATATGTCTGGAGTTTATATTTTTGATTTATATTTTTGAAAATGGATCGATGAGAACCTTTCGTAGATTTTTTATGACTAGGGATATTTTATAGTTGTCAAGAAGTAATCATTGATAGATTTGTTTGATAGACCGATTGATAGACCGATTTGATAGATGTCAAGAAGGAATCATTGATAGATTTGTTTGATAGACCGATTGATAGACCGATTTGATAGATGTCAAGAAGGAATCATTGATAGATTTGTTTGATAGACCGATTGATAGACCGATTTGATAGATGTCAAGAA